AAGCTCAATCTAGTATTAAAAATGCTTATGCAGAGGCCGCGAGCCTCAACCCAAGTGCTTTAATACAGATGTTCGAAATTGACATCGGCGATTTAGGTTTTAATCGTGGCGCGATTTCAGACGAAGATGTTCGCAATGAATATCAAACAGTATTTAGATTTCACAATTCAGTCAAATTGACTACCAACTCTATTGTTTGGCAAGGGAAAGAATATACCGCCGCCCCAATTGAAGCTGATGGATTTGAAATCACATCTAAAGGAACTTTACCGACTCCTAAATTACGAATGACTGTTAGTGACGACGGCATCCCTCATTTATCTATATTTAAAAATAGAATATTAGAATTAGGAGACATTGTGGGCGCGAAAGTTACTAGAATTAGGACGTTTGCCAAATTCATTGATGCGGAAAATTTCTTAGATTCAAAATATCCAGATGGTTTTATGCCATCTAGTACAGAATTACCTAGAGATGTATTTTATATAGATAGAAAATCATTAGAAAATAAAAATACTATTGAATATGAATTAGCAACATTCTTTGATATTGAAAATTTAAAATTGCCGGGGCGTTTGGTTGTAGCCAATACTTGCGGGGCGAGGTATCGCGGCCACGGATGTTTATACGAATATGACTCGCGCCGAAATTCTTATGAACATGGAGAAGCTGGCTATTCTACTCTCCCAACTTATGCTCCACCCATCGCAAATGATAGAAACGAAAAATTTACTACTTTATTAAGTGGAATACCAATTATTGATGTTGGAGAATACCAGCCGGGTGTTTATCAAAGTGGGCAATGCACTTATATTAATAGAAATAATTTAAATTATTATTTTGTTTGCAAAGGGAAAGATGTGGAAACTCCGCCGCCCAATTTAAGATATTGGATGCCAGATAGTTGTTCAAAAAGTGTTAAAGGCTGCGAAATCAGATTCGGCGTAGCAGGATCCGCCAGTGGAAATGTATCACTCGGCTCGATTCCTTTCGGCGGTTTTATCTCTGTCAACAAATTCAAATAAAAATTATGTCTAATAAAATTTTAACATTAGATTTAAAAGAAAAAATTAAAATTCATGCTGAGTATGAAAAACCAAATGAGGCGTGTGGATTAATATACAAGAGTGGAGAATTCATTGACATTTATCCTTGTAAAAATATATCTTCAGAAAAAAAAGAACATTTTGAATTAAACCCATTCGATTATCTTAAAGCTGCAAATCGTGGTAAAATTGTTGGAATGTATCACAGCCAAAAAGATATTAATCCGAGCGTTTTAGACTATGTTGTAAGTAGCGGCCACAAAATGTATTCGGTAGTTTATTCTTATGAAAATGATACTTTTGTAGAAATTAATGAGGGCGCGATTAAATATGCTAAATACATTGGCCGCCCATTTGAATTAGGAAAACAGGATTGTTATTCTCTAATAATGGATTTTTATAAACAAGAATACGGTATTATATTGAACAATTATTTTAGAGATGATAAAAAATTCGAACAAGAGCCGGACATTATTAGAAACAATTATCAAAAAGAGGGATTTGAAGAAATAAAAGTAGAAGATTTGCAAATTGGGGATGCAATTGTTTTCGGATTAGTTAAAACAAGTCCACATGTAGGAATTTTTATTGGGAATAATCTTTTCCTTCATCATGAACGGGCGAAATATTCAACAGCTCAAGTATTAACTAGCGTATGGAAAAATAAAATAGTATTCTGCGCCCGGCATAAAAATAAATAGTATGAATGACTCATTAGTATTAGTAAATTTACATCATGATTTAGGAGAAGAAATTGGAAAAACTTGGGAACTTTCTGTCAAGAGTGTTGCTGAAGCGGTACGGGCAATTGAATCAATAACCCATAAATTTTATAAATATTTATTACTAAAGGATAAAGAAAATATTGGATATCAAATTATAGTTAATGGAATCCCATTAAATACGGAGGGAATAGATAAAAATAATTTAGAAAGTATTAAAAATTCTGAATTATGTTTGCGATACGAAAAGTTACAGAGTATAGATATTATTCCAATTATGGAAGGAGCTAATAGTAAGACACTTGGATATGTTTTGTCTGCTATCTTAATCGTGGTCGGAATCGTGCTTTCTATCGTTACTGCAGCGGCAATTGGAGTCCCCTTAATTATAGCTGGACTTGGGTTATTAATTACGACACTTCTGTCTAAACCTCCGAAATTTGAAGATTTTAGAGAAATAAGCCAAGGTGGGAAAACTTCCTATTTGTACGGAGGGCCAGCAAATATAATCGGTGAAGGCGGACCAGTCCCAGTTGGCTATGGAAGATTGATTGTCGGGAGTCAAACGGTAACAGCATCTTACGTCATAAGAGAATTCGATGCGGGGAACACGAGTAGCTATTATAATAGCGTTTATTAATTTATGGCTGAATTACCAGATGGAATATTTAGAAACGTAAGTGTGTCAACGGATTCAAACGGTAATACTGTTGTGAATCCAACTTATGACACAAGAGTTCTCTTGTCTAAATCTCAGATAGAATTGATTGACATGATTAGTGAGGGTCCGATCAAGGGATTCGTTAGTGGTAAGTATAATTTTTCAGGAAATTTGGGGGAGGTCGGTTGGAGAACGTCTCAATTTTCGGGGTTCAAAGTTCCAGTTGGCTATCCGGGCACGGAATATTTAAGATCCGTTTATCTAAATCAAGTCCCAATATTGGACGATTTAGGTAAATTTAATTTTCAAGATATTAATTTATCTTATGCCAATGGCTTACCAAACGGGGAAGCTATTAGAACCTTATCCCCTTATCAGTCAGTAAGTAGAACGATAGGGGAGAGATTAAGAGGGGGTGAAAACAATGCTAAGTTTTATAGGATATTTAATAAAGATGCTAAAGCTATAATTATTACAATTAAATTTTCTTCTTTAAGTGATGTATTACCTGGCGGAGATGGAAGTATTTTAAGAACATCTCTATCTTACTCAATTTATTATCGCCCAATTTTTTCAAATAAAGCGTCTTCTGAATTTATATTGGGTGGCAATGAGAATTTACTAGGGAAATTATCGCGCTCCGAATATACCCGTCCAACTAGGATTAATTTTCCATCCACTTTTTCTAATGATACTTCGTTTATTGGGTGGGAGATTAAAGTCGTTAGGCTCACGCCAGATTCAGCAAGTCAATATCTATCTAATGCGACCGCTATCGATAGCATTACGGAAATACAACAAAATATCTTTACTTATCCCAACTCAGCAGTAGTTAGACAATTATTTGACGCTGAATATTTCAATGCAATTCCTGAACGTTTTTTCGATGTCGAAATGTTAAAGGTCAAAATACCGGGGAATTATGATCCGGTATTAAGAAGTTATTCGGCTACTGGATTCGCGACTACTAATGGGGCGTGGAATGGACAATTCGCTACGGGACTTCACTATACAAATAATCCAGCATGGTGTTATTATGACATGCTTACTAATCAAAGATATGGATTGGGAAAATATGTCAGCCCGGATTATACAGACAAATGGGAAATATATAATATTGGAAAATATTGCGACACCCTAGTCTCGGATGGAGAGGGCGGATTAGAGCCTCGATTTACTTGTAATCTATGGTTATCTCAAAGAGAAGACGCTTATAAAGTAATAAATGATATGGCCTCAGTATTTCGCGGCCTATCTTATTATGCAAACGGCTATATTTATACTGCTAATGACGCGCCGAAGACTGAAAAATGGGAATTCACCAATGCTAACGTGGAAAATGGGGATTTTACCTATTCCTCAACCAGTAAACGATCGAGGCATTCGATAGCTATCGTTAGATATAACGACCCCAAAAACTTTTACGCGCCCACAATAGAATATGTAGAAGATTTTGATGCGATGCGTAAATATGGGATTCGGGAAATTGAAGTTTCAGCATTTGGATGCACGAGTCGCGGCCAAGCAATTAGATTGGGTCGCTGGATATTATTAAGTGAAAATTTAGAATCCGAAACAATAAGTTTTACCGCTGGATTAGAATGCGCCGCAATCCGGCCCGGTGATATTTTCAAAGTGTCAGACGTTAATAAAAAAACTAAACGATATGGTGGAAGATTATTATCTATTAATAATCTAATTAACACCGGAACAAGTCTCGCCACTGGTTCTAATATTATCCTAGATTATAAAATTGATGTTGAACCGAATGTCGAATATCAATTGTCAGTTTTGACGCCGACTTATAATTATAATAGTTATTCTGTAACGGGAATATCATCTGCTGATACAGCCGAAAACAGAAGCCATATTCAGAAATTTAATTTCTCAGGATTCCAATATACGACCTCTGGAAGTTTGGGTTTAATTAATCTAACTTCTGGATTTAATACTACGGATTACTTTATAAGTGGGAATCCGATTTGGATGGTGGAATTATCAGATAAATATTCATCCTATTCGGGCGCGAGATACTTTAGCAATACTGATAGCGATTATTTTAGATTAATCAATGTTGCCGAAAAAGAAGTTAACAAATTCACTATCGAAGCCATACAATATAATCCACAAAAATATATTGAAATCGAATCCGGTCTTTTATATGATAGAAATTCATTACAATTATCTAATATTCCCGCTTCACCGCGAGATTTGTCATTAAATATTTATAACGAACAATTAAATCAAAAAATAATTAATTATTCTTTTATTGCTGATGATATAGATAATGTAAATACCTTTAAAGTTTACGCTAAAAGTGGTTCATTTACTGATTTAAATATTCCAGCTTCTCAATATTTAATAAATACTTTACCTAATAATATTACTTACGGAAATTATGTTGTTACTCAGCCGGGTAATTATAATTTTAGAGTTTATGCTTCGAATGATATAGAGGGAATTCTATCTCCGAATTTTACATCTGGAGTAGCTACTGTTTATCAATTATATCCAATGAGCGATTACGTTGTTAGTTCATTGCAAGTTCAAGATACTAGTACTGGATTATATCCTGGGAATAGACAGAATGGAAATATAAACATAATTAGAGATAATGATTTAAATCCTATATTTAATTGGCAGGTTGGTAATTTAAGGGGCTATAGTGTTAATAGTAATTCATTAAAACATCGGGTAACAGTTAGGCCATACGCTGAATCATTAAGCCGCGTTCCTTCTACTGGAATTTATTATGAAGCGACCGGAATAGAAACCTTTAATTGGCAATTTGATTTTGATACTAACTTAGCGGTCGGGCCGCTTAGAAATTATCAAGTAGTAGTAGAAGTTCATGATGACGCTGGAAAAACTTCGGCAGGAAATACTATTGGTCAATCTGAAACTGCTGGGAGTTACAGTTGGCTGACTAATTCTCAAGGGTATGATATTATATCCATAAGAAACCCAGTAGTTACGGGCATAGAATTACAAAACAACATCCCAACACTGAGTCACGAAATTAGTGGAGAATTAATTACTGGAACGAATAATTATAAAAATAATGCATACTTTGGCCCGAACGGAGATGTCATAATTAATTTTACTTCTGGTTCATTTGATTCAGATATTGTCGGTGGGTATATATTTACTTCGACCGGTCAATTTCCCAAGTATGACTCAATGATTAATACTGGTTATTGGGGACAGAAAGTCAATAAAGCTGTTTTTGCTTTTGATCCGAACTATCCATATGTTTATCATCCAACTGCCGGACGAATTTTAAATACTAGTAATTTTAATCTTAACAATATCACTTATGGTTATGTTGCCGTAAGTTTCTTTGATTCTATTGATAAAGCATTTTTAGATCGAGGAATAAATATATCGAGCGGGTTGTTCATGTCAAACAATGCTTTAGTATTTAAAGATATTTCAGTGGGCAGGATGAATCTTGGTGGCTCTACGACTTTACAAACCGTTAAATATAGCGGAGACGCCAATCCGGTTGGAGATTGGAACAATATTTTAATCATTGCATCTGGTACTGCAAGTGGTATAACTTCTATTGTTTATTCTAATATCTTAGACTCTACTGGAATGTGGTCTAGTTAATTCCAATCTTTAGAAAACCATTCTAAGGATTTCGGGTCTTTGCGTATGTTATTCTTAACATGAATTATTTTGGTTTCCTTCGGTGGTAATTTTGGATAGTAATAATAGTTGTATATTTTTGTATCCAATACTTTTATTCTCAAATTGGGAGTTTCGTAAATTCTATTATATTCTAAATTATTCATATCTAGGATTTCCCCCACTAAAATATTTAAAGCCTCTTGGTCGGACAAAAATCTCGTTCTATAAACTTGGTTAATCCATTTATCTATAAAATTTAATACATTATTATTGTAGTCAAAAAAACAAACGCCCGCATTAATGTACCCATTTAAGATTGGCATGGAGGAATCTTTTATCTCTTCTTTCCCCCTAATAGTTATAGCAATATCATAATCATTGTTATTCAATTCATCTATATTTTTAATAATAAAAGCGTCAGCGTCTAACCAGCCAATTAAAGTTTTATAAGACTCTAGAGCTTTTTTAATAATATGGGGTTTATACGGTATTCGGCCAATTGGAATAAATTGATTATTAATTTTAGATAACATTTCGGAGAATTCAAACAGGGAAAATTCCTCTCCAAAACCTAATGAATTATTTATTGAATATATGGTTGTTTCATATTTAAATTTAGAATTTTGAATTTGAGATAATTTAACGATATCTTTAAATTTATTATCGGCGGCGGTTATAATCTTCATTTTAGAAACTTTTCTTTCATCTCATTATATTTTATAACATCATTTTTTAATAATTCTTCTAAATCGGCGCGGCGATAGGTATTATTTTTGATAATAGAAGAATCAATTCGCGGGCAGGACAATTTTAGGTTAGTTAATTTATTTAATTTATTAAATCCTATTTCGGGTGACTCTCTAAATATTATTAAATCATAGATATCTAGATTGCGACAATAAAAAATGTCTTCAATTATTTTATAACTAGAATCCTTATATCGAAAATTAGGAATACCATTAGCGATAAAGTTATCTATAAATTCGTTAATAAATATATTAAAATAATCAGCACATAATGTTTTTAGCGCATTAGGAGACACGGATTTGGATACAAAATTAAAATAATAAAAACAATTATAAACATAATCTATTGGATGATCTAATAGGGTAAAAACAAAATTATTATTCTTGTCTATTCTATTGGACGGAAAAACTCCATATATAATTTTAACTTTATATGCGTTAACAGATAATCCATAAGGTGATAAACCATTCATATTCGGGTTTAGTATACCATCCACCGTAAAACAAGAATGCGGAGATCCGAAGAAAACTCTTTCAGGAATCTTTTGTTTGGGATGGTAATTTAAAACGCCCAATTTTCTCGTATATTCATTGCTATTGACTAATTCAAAATCTTCATGAAATTGATAAAGTCCAATGTTTTGATATTTGTCAACTAATTCTTTACAAACTACCGGATGTTCTCTGCAAGGCCGTCCATGATAAATTATCATATTTATATTATTATTTTAAACTTTTATGTGTAAAAAGTAAAGAATATTCTATAAAAATCTATAAACTATGAGTGAAACCAAAGAAAATCCATTAAAAGAAGCCTTTGCTGCCCTTGAAAATACAGCCAAAGAATTAAAAAATAAGGTATCCAAAGCTGATATGTGCGAGGTCACGCCGGACAATTTTAAGTATTTATGTTCCACTTGCGATAATTTATACAATATGATTTATAATTTAAGGGACGCAGTTTATCAAGGCGATAGTAGAGTTTGGGATGCTTTTTATCAACATCAACAAAACCATGTACCCAAATTGGACGCTGGGGCAATGGAGAAATTTCTTAAAGTCGTTGGTTTAAGTGATTCATATGAAGTAATTAAACCGTCCATTTATATTTCCGCTTCTAAGAATGGAAATAAGACTTTTAATGTAGATTTAGGCAAATTTAGTAAAAACTAATGAAACAATTAAAATATAAAACTTCTTTTTGTTCGGTTATTAAGCCAGTAATTAGCACTGAAGTAGATAAATATTTATCTTTAGCTTCAATTGATAAATTGCGACCTTTTCTTCCTAAAGATGAAAATATAGTTGACAATCCGGCATTTTTATCGTTTTGTGGAAATGGCTTCGTCGCTAATCGCTCGAATTTAAATGGAGACATGGTCGGAACCAATGAGGCAATCTCATTGGCTGAAAATTGTAAATTAGGATTCATTGATTTGAGTCATAATCGTAAACAGATTATTGGAATTGTATTAGAGGCCGGGTATTCAGAATTTGGAACCGATAAACCTTTAACTAAAGAACAGATTTTAAAAGATTATCAAAATATACCATTCAATGTCGTTATTTCTGGCATTATTTGGAGGGCGGCCAATTCTGATTTGGCGGATTATATTGAAGAATCTGGGGATCCAGAATCATCTTCTTTTGGCGAGGTTAGCTTGAGTTGGGAAATTATGTACGCAGAATCGGAAGTTTTACTATTGCCATCTAATGCGAAAAATAAAGAGGACGGCACGATAGTTAAAGATGAGGCGGAAAAAACTAAATTCGAAAAACTATTAAAAGTCAATGGAGGTAATGGGACCTCAGACAATGGACAAGATGTAGTTAACTTGATTATTGGAGAAACTTTATGTCTGGGTTTTGGATTAGTGGAAGATCCGGCTGCCGAGGTACGTGGAATTTTAACTCCTAAAAGTAGCAAAATCAATATTAAGGCTAGTAATAATGACAATATTTTAGATAAAATAGAAAATTCTTCATCACATATCCAAAAACCTGATGTAAAAATAGAAGACATTAATAAAAAAACACCTATGAAACTCGCAAGTATTAAAGATTTAACGGACGAAAATTTAAAAGAAGTCAAGGCTTCTGAACTAACAGCATTGTTTGAGAGTGAAATCAAGAAGATTTCCGACAACTATGTTGAAAAAATGAATGAAGACAAAAACTCCATTAAAGCTTCTAGCGATAAAACAAAAGAGCTTGAACAGAAATTGGCCGATATTCAGAAAAATTACGAAACCGTCCAGAGTCAGTTAAATGAGGTAATTAATTCTAATGCTGCCCGCGAAAAAGAAGATGTCTTTACGGCGCGCATGGCTTCACTTGATGAACTTTATGATTTGTCCGCCGAAGACCGCGAGATTGTTGGCGACATGATTAAAGATTTAGATACTGATAAATATACTTCCGTCGTGAAGAAACTAGACACTCTATTGGCCGCGAAGAAAAAGTCCGGCAAAGTATTCGACAAGAAAACGATGAAGTGGGTTGATCCGAAAGAAGTCAAAGAAGAGGAAAAGGAAGTTAAAGCTTCTATTACCGAAGTAAAAACTGAAAATGTTGTTACCGAGGTTATCGACAAGGGTGAAAAGAAGGGCGCGGTTGCCGCGACTGCTACAGTCACCGAAACTCTTGCTGATAAATTCAAAAAAGCATTCAGTGCTGACAATTGGGTCGCAAAAGAATATCGTGGCCGCAAATCTTAATTTTTCTTAATAAAAACAAAAATATATAATCACAGTTTAAAAAACAAATAGTAAATAACAATAACAAATTAAATAAATAAAATAATATGCCAACAATTCGACCTTTTCGTGACGTAGATGAACATAATGTAAGAAACCTTTATTCTTGGGGCGGAACAATTCCGGCTCTTAAGGGTCAGTTCGTAAATATTCAATCCGGTTGGGATTCCGACCAGGAACTTTCCGAAATTGGAAGTCCGGGCGCGACCTATGGTAACACTGTTTCTCTTCGTTATGGTACGAAGCCGACCGTTACCGGCGTTGTTCTTTCCGGTCAGCAAGCTCTTGGAGTTCTTCTCTGGGATGTTCGCGAATATGATGAAAACGGCGAGAAGTTACTTTTCAATCGCACGAAACAACATCAGATGCAATGTGCGTTGAGCGGCCAGGCCGTTCCTATCGCAACTCGTGGTATGTTCCATTTCTCAGGTGTTCAAGGCACACCGATTGCCGGTCAACCTGCTTACCTTCATACTGATGGTGGTCTCGTTGCTGTTCCTGCCGGCGTGACAGTCACCGCTACCAAAGTTGGCAAATTCCTCGGAGCAAAAGACTCTAAGGGTTGGGTATTAGTTGACGTGGAATGCAACGGCTAATATTAAATAACTAAAATATAATAAACATTAATAAAATTTAAAGAAAAAAATATAATATGATTAAATTAAAAC